GAGTCCAGTGGTAAAGATAATTGTTGTTGGTACTTTTTTAGTAGAAGTGATTCGCCCGATTCGCAAGCTATACATTTTTTTGGTAGAAAACCATAATGTAAATCATTGATTTAGTTAAACAAATTAGAGGGGTTGACAATCCCTAATCCTTATGTTAGCATATATACATAATTGAGATTAGAGGTTTATATGAGAGATTTATCCACACTCGCAAAATTACTTGCTGAAGAAGATATCCATGTGGTTCACAGAAATCAGTCCACTGCGATGTTTGATGTCAAGAATAGAGAGTTATCACTTCCTATCTGGAAGGAGATGTCTAAAAATATTCAAGACTTGATGACGTTGCATGAGGTGGGTCATGCTTTGTGGACTCCTTTAGAACAGTTGGAAAAGGCTCGTAACGAAAATATTGAGTTCTCTTTTGTCAACGTCCTAGAGGATGTGCGAATTGAAAAGTTAGTTCAAAAGAAGTATCCTGGCTCTGTTAGAGTTTTCAATAAAGGTTATAAAGAGTTAATCGCACAAAACTTTTTTGAGACTGTTGGACAGGATATCTCAAAATACAATCTGATCGACAGAATCAATCTTCACTTCAAACATCATATTGATGTGCCTTTTTCAGAAGAGGAAAAAGTCTGGGTGCAAAAAGCAAACCAGACTAAAACTCCAGATGAAGTTCTAGACCTCGCAAAAGAACTGTATGAGTATATTGCAGAGAACGAAGAGTCGCAAGGTGAAGAGCAAAACCCATCACCAGATATGTCAGATATGTCTCAGCGAGGTGCTCAGTCTGAAGATGGTATTCCTAGTGGTTCTGGTTCAGAAGGTTCAAAGGAAGAATCAGAGGGGTATGGTGACAGTGGTAACACATCTGACTCCAAATCAGAAGATGAGGGTTCGACTCCTTCTGCCCCTGCCAACTTAGATGATGAGGGTTCAGAAGAATCAGAAGAAAAAACAGAGATTGTTATCGGTGGTTCTGAAGGTGGTAAAGATAGTGATGCTCCTATCACTGCTTCCACTGATTATGCTTGGAGTGAGTCATCTAAAAAGTTCTTGAATAAGGATGCAAAACCACAAAGAACTGGTTTCATTCCAGAGTTGGATATGAAAAAAATTATAGTTTCATCTTCCACTATTTTAGAGATTTTCAAGAATCATTATAGTGATCAGATTAAAACTGATGGTGCTCTTTACTTTGATAAGACATTAGAAGAGTTTAACAAAACTAAGAATGACAGTAAAAAAACTATTGCCTATATGGTAAAAGAGTTTGAGATGAAAAAGTCTGCTGACCAGTATGCAAAGGCTTTGACTTCTAAGACTGGTGTTTTAGATATGGGTGCTTTACACACTTACAAGTTCAATGATGACTTGTTTGCAAAAGTCACTACCTTGCCTGGTGCAACTAATCACGGATTAGTGATGTTCCTAGATTGGTCTGGATCAATGTCTAGTAATCTTAAAGGCACTCTAAACCAGTTGTTCAACTTGATTTGGTTCTGTAAGAAAGTAAACATTCCATTTGATGTGTATGCTTTCTCTGATGCATACTACAGAAATGGTAATTTTAGTTATCGTGGTGGTAGTATTAATCCTTTCAAGCCTGGCGAGTTGAAAATAGATGCGTTTAATCTTCTACACTTCTTTTCAAGTAAGATGAAAAATAAAGATGAAATGCATATGATGCACTATCTCTACATGATTGCGAGTAAGTGGTCTTATAGAGATTGGAGAAAAGAGGGTTATCCATATAACGTGCCAAAGATGTTAAACTTGGGTGGCACTCCACTAAACTCTGCAATCATTGCTGCTTTGCAAGTAGTCCCAGAGTTTAAGAAAGTAAATAACGTCCAGAAAGTTCATACGATTTTCCTTACTGATGGTGCTAGTCACAAAATCGGTGGTGTTCATAAGTATCAGACTCATAATGGTGAAACTCTTGAGAGTTACGAGGGTATCTATGGATATGGTGTTGGTCGTTCTGTCTATGTTGATCAGAAGTTCGGTAACAAAGTCAGCTCTGACTCATACAATGATGATCGGGATACCCAGATGAGTGCTTTTCTAGATCTTCTAAGAAAAAGAGTGCCTGATATGAGTGTGACAAACTTCTTTGTTGCTGGTTCTGGTAGGAAGGGTTTTGTAAAACCATCTGAAGTAGAATATGTTATGGGTTATGGTAGTTACGATGCCTCATTTGAAATCGCAAAAAAGATTAAAAAAGAAAACGTGGGTATCGTTCCAAATGCACAAGGTTTTGATACTGTCTATATCTTGCCTGGGTTAGGTGGTATGGATATGGACTCTGAACTTGATGTCGAGGTTGGTGCGAGTAAGGCTCAACTGAAACGTGCGTTTTCAAAAATGTCGGTTGGTAAGATTGTCAATAGACCATTGTTAAATAATTTTATAAAAATGGTTGCATAACACTTGACAAACAAAACGAATCGTGTTAGCATATATATATGATGAGAATTGAAAGAGAGGTTACATTATGATTTTTTCACCACAAAAACAAAAGTTCGTAGATTCTGCAACTGAAATGTTTGGTATCGGAACTGTGATTAACAAACAACAAGTGCGAGAGGCATCTGCAAATGCTGGTGTGCCACTTGCTGGTTGGTTTATGAAACAATACAAGGTTGCACATAACCAGTTCAAGTTGCCTGGAGAGGTTGCTCCAACAACGATAGTAAACACTCCAACTGAAACAGAGAGTGCTGTTGTGAATTTGATTGCATCTAATATGGAACGTCAGAATTTAGTTCCTAGTGCCTTTGAGGGTTTTGTTCCTTGGGGTCACTTCAAGGACATTAAACAGATTGTCAAGTCTGGAATATTTTATCCAGTCTTTACCACTGGTTTGTCTGGTAATGGTAAGACACTTATGATCGAACAGGTTCATGCCGAGATGGGTAAGGAACTGATTCGTGTGAACATCACTATCGAAACTGATGAAGATGATTTGCTCGGTGGTTTCCGTTTGGTCAATGGTGAAACCAAGTTTGTGCCTGGCCCAGTTGTCGAGGCAATGGAACGTGGTTGCACTTTGCTTCTTGATGAGTGTGACTTGGGTTCAAACAAGTTGATGTGTCTGCAACCAGTTCTTGAAGGTAAGGGTGTTTATCTCAAGAAAGTCAACAAGTGGATTACTCCAAAAGAGGGTTTCAACGTGATGGCAACTGCCAACACTAAAGGTAAAGGTTCAGAGGATGGACGTTTCATTGGAACTAACATTCTTAACGAGGCTTTCCTAGAACGGTTTGCAATTACTATCGAACAACCATACCCTGCTGCATCAGTCGAGAAAAAGATTGTTCTTGGTTCGATGAAAAAGTATGGTGTTGTAGATGAGGACTTTGCAACTAATCTGGTCACTTGGTCTGAAGTTATTCGTAAGACCTTCTTTGATGGTGGTGTTGATGAGTTGATCTCAACTCGGCGACTAGACCACATTGCAAAATCGTTTTCGATTTTCAAGGACAAACAAAAGTCAATCGAACTTTGTGTGTCGAGGTTCGATCAAGACACTAAAGAATCCTTCTTGGATCTATACTCCAAGATTGATGCTGGTGTAAATCCTTTAGAGGAAAATACTCCAGAGGAAACATTAGAAGAAATGGTTGAAGAATCAAAATTCTAAAAAAAGTTAATGTAGGGGTTGTAATTTAGGATTACAATCCCTATATATAATAGGACAATGCCATTAAGGGTTGTCACGTTAGTCTTGCTTTTATAAGGAGAAAAAAAATGGTAAGAAACGCATTAAGTCTTATTGACAATTTTAATCAAATCACCCCCTATGCCGTGGGTTTTGAAAGACAGTTTAATCGTCTAAACGATTACTGGAATCATCAACAACAATCCACAGGCTTCCCCCCATACAATATTCAGAAAGTAACTGATTATGGATATGAAATTACTATGGCACTTGCTGGTTTTGATAAATCAGATATTGAAGTCGAGGTCGCACAAGGTGTGCTTACGATTCGTTCTGTAAAAGAAACAAGTGAAGAATCTGATGAGTGGACTATACACAAAGGTATCTCATATAGAAAGTTCAGCCGCAAGTTTACTTTAGCAGATGATGTTGTAGTTAATGGTGCAAAATTAGAAAATGGACTTCTAACTATTTCTCTGGAACAGATTATCCCAGAGGAAAAGAAACCAAAACTTATTGAAATTAAATAAAAAAAATACCAAAGAGGGGTTGACACATAACCCCTCTTTGTGGTATTATGGTCAGAATAACAAATCTATAGATAAGGAGCCTATATTATGGGAATCAAAGTTTTTGACTTGCCACCAGAAGGAATACAAGATGGTGCAGTAGCAAAGTTAGATGAAAATATGTCCACTACATCACAAGATGTAAAACCAGAGATCATTACTGAACAAGTGTCTCCAGAAGATCCAATCATTAAAAAAGTTAAAATGCCTGATGGTGTAACATACCCAGAGGGTTCTGAAGAATACGACAGAATTGTAAAAGAATACAAACTTGAAAAACCTGGCATCAAAGCTGCAATGAGAACTAAACTCGCAGTCCATATGATGAAGGTTGAAATTCCAGAACAAGTCATTGATGAACTAAATGACCATATTGATAATGTTAATATCCCAGCAAATGATGATTATTCAGATGGATTGGTCGGTCAGATCAATCGTGATAAAAAATCTGCACAACTAAGTTTTCCTCTTTTGGATGGTAGTGTTGGTGAACAATTCAAAAAGATTATTGATCAGTGTTGCAAAACATATATGCAACAAGGTTATGGTCAAGATGTGACTGCTGATGCATTTGAGGCTTGGACAGTTCATAGTTATGCTGGTGACTATAATCCATTGCATGATCATGGTTGTAGAACTGAAGCAGGACTTTCGATGATTATGTATCTAAAAGTTCCAGAGTGTATTCAGAAACAACCAGATCCATCAGAGTTAGGTGGTGGTGTAGATATCAATCACGCAAGTGGTGTTGTAGATGGATACACATATTTCAACTGGGGTCAGAACGTAATGAGAGATGTTGTTGCACTAAGACCTGTTACAGAAGAATATGTAAAGCCCGAAAAAGGAACTCTTATTATTTTCCCAAACTGGTTGAGACATTCAGTCAATCCATTCTTTGGTGAGGGTGAGAGAAGAACATTCTCTGCAAACGTAAACTTATTTAACAATCAGAACTTCAAGATAAATGGTAAAGCTTTTGGTGAAATGTCTGATGAAGAAAAAGAAGGAATCGTATCACAGTTTCGTGGTAGGAAAAAAGTAAACAAAGTAACTGGAGCAGAAATCAAAGAATGATAGATTACAAATATGATGAGGGTAAGACTTTGGCAGAGCTGAAGTCTTACATTGACCAAACATATGATCAACACTATAGTCAAAACAACTTTCAGGCTACAGAGTTTATTATTGATGGTGGTCATGGTGAAGGGTTTTGTATCGGTAACATACTCAAGTATGCACAACGATATGGAAAAAAGAACGGCAAGGATAGAAATGACTTGCTAAAAGTAATACATTATGGTATTATCGCATTATATGTAGATAAATTGGAGAAAACAAAAAATGAAACTAAGTAATCACACAACTTCAGTGCTGAAGAACTTTGCAACTATAAATCAAAATCTCGTAATCAAAGAGGGTAACGAGATGTCAACAATGTCTGCGATGAAAAACATCATTGCTCGTGCAACTGTAGAGGAGACTTTTCCAAAAGAGATTGCTATCTATGATTTGAATGAGTTCTTAGGAGCTCTATCATTGTTTGAGAATCCTATCTTAGATTTTTCTGATAGTTATGTAACAATCACTGAAGAGAATAAACCATCAACTAAGATGAAGTATTTCTATTCAGATCCATCAGTCGTTACAAGTCCTAGTAAAATGATTACTATGCCGTCTAATGAAGTCAAGTTCACAATGAGTAATGATGACCTATCAAAACTCAAAAGGGCTGCATCTGCAATCGGAGCACCAGACATGGTGTTAGAAAAAAATGGTAGTGGTTCTTCACTTACAGTAAAAGATAAAAAGAATGATACTGCAAATAATTATTCTTTGGATGTTA